GACCCCGCAGACTACCTGCTCGACAAGGATTCCGAACCCGGCTACGTCGTCCCCGCCTACGGCAAGGCCTGGCCCGCCACCTGGCCAGTGCCCAACGCCGTCCGCGTCCGCTACGTCTGCGGCTACGGCCTCGCCGCCGCCGTGCCCGTCGCCATCAAGCAATGGATGCTGCTCGCCATCGGCACGATGTACGCCCAGCGCGAAACCTTCGTCACCGGCCAGATCGGAAGCATCCCGGATCGCTTCTGGGCTGGCCTGCTCGATCCCTACCGACTCTACGAGGCCGCCTGATGTCCGCCGCCGGCAAAAAACGCGAGCGCATCACCTTCCAGCAGAAGGCCGTCACCAAGAACGGCATCGGTGAGGAAGTCGTCACCTGGAACGATGTCGTCACCGTCTGGGCCGAAGCGCGTCCCCTGCGCGGGCAGGAGTTCCACGCCGCGAACCAGATGCAGCAGACCGTCGACGTCCGCTTCTTCATCCGCTACCGCAGCGGCCTCACCAACGACATGCGCCTGCTCTGGAAGGCGCAGCCCTACGACATCACCGGCCTCATCCCCGGTACCGGCCCCTACCAGGCCGAACTCGAAATCACCGCGATCAACGGGGTTCGCAATGGCCGCTGACGTCAAGGTCGAAGTCAAGGGCATCGACGAACTCAAGCGCGCCCTGGCCGCACTGCCGTCGAAGATCCGGCGCAAAGCGCTGGTCAAGGCGCTGCGCGCCGGTGCGAAGGTCGTGCAAAAAGCCGCCCGGGCTGCCGTGCCGGTGCTGGCCAGCGCTGCGCCATACCGAACCAAGGGGCTGCTGCGCAAGAAGCTCACCGTGCGTGTCTCGAAGGAGTCCCGGCGTGCCGGCAATGTCGGCGTCTTCGTCAACATCAAGCCAGCCAGCCGCGGCGACTCTGGCGCCCGTAGCAAGCTCGACCCGTACTACTGGCGCTTCGTTGCCTTCGGCACCAAGGCCCACACCATCAAGCCGAAGACGGCGCGCAGCCTGGCCTTCGGCGGGCGCGTCGTCAACCAGGTGCGCCACCCGGGCACGGCCGGCAAGAACTTCCTGCAGGCCGGCGCCGATGCGCTGCCGCAGGCGCTTGCCGCCTTCGAGCGCGAAGCCATCCCGGCCATTGAGGCCCTCAACACGCGCGGAGCATGACATGAATACACCGGTCACGAACAAGATGTTTGCGAAAGCCGTCTGCGCCGAGCTTGGCATTGACCCCATGCGAGAAGGTCAGCGAATGGTTGCCGATGCCGCCGCAGAAAAAATTATCGAAACGATGGCGGCGGAAGCCGGAAATAGCCAGACATGAGCGCCGAATCCGATCTCTACGCCGTGCTCGCTGGCTACGCGCCGCTGGTCGCGCTGGTCTCGACCCGTATCTATCCCGATACGATCCCGGAAGACAAGCCGCTGCCGGCCGTCGTTTATAGCGTCGAAGCCGCCACGCCGGAAGCCTGCCTAGACAGCAGCATCGCCGCCATCGCCACCCGCTTCCGCATTGCCGGCTGGGGCGCCACCCGAACCGCCGCCAAGGCGGTCGGCGACCAGGTCGTCGCTTCCCTGCGCGCCATCGGCGTGCCGGAAGACAACCGCTTTTCCGGCTTCGACGGCGAAGTCGGGCAGTACGCCGACGTCACAGAAATTACCTGGTGGGGCTGACCCGCCGAACCTGCAGCACCCGCCCACCACAACCCGCTCCGGCGGGTTTTTTCATTTGAAGGAGCAGCAAAATGACCACTCCCCTGATCGGGCGCAATGTCCGCATCGAAATCTCCAAGACCGATGCTGCCGCCAAGGTCGTCTCCGCCGTCACCGCGGCAAATCCAGGTGTCGCTACATCCACCGGCCACTTGATGTCCGACGGCGCGGTCGGTTACTTCTCCGGAGTCGAAGGCATGGTGCAACTTGAAGGCCAGGCTGCCCGCGCCAATGCGCCGGATGCCAACACCTTCGCGCTCGAAGGAATCAACACCACGTCCTACCCGGCCTTCACCGGAAACGCCGACTTCATCCCGGTATCGGTGTGGTCGACGCTGTCGCGCGCCGCGTCCTACAACATCGGCGGCGGCGATGCCGACAAGATCGACACCACCGTTCTGCTCGACGTGATCAAGCAGGAAGCCAACGGCCTGCTGGCCGCGCAGACGGTCGGCATCGATCTCAAGCTGGAAACCACCGACGACGAAGCCCTGGGCCTGATTCGCGCCGCCGCGCTGTCGCAAGCCTACCTGGTATTCCGCATCACCCTTTCCGACGGCGCCCAGCGCATCTTCCGCGGCCAGCCCTCGCTGCCCGGCGAAAACGTCGGCCAGGGTGCGCTCGGCACCGGCAGCTTCAACGTCACGGTGAAGGGCTCCGTCCTCTTCCTGCCGGCGGTGGCCTGATGAGTCCTGAGCAGCTGATCGCCGCGGCCCTGGCCGGCCGCGCCGAATGGTTCGACCTCGAGGCCGGCAAGCGCGTCCGCGTGCGCCGGCCGTCCGAGTATGAAACGCGCCAGCTTTTCGTTCGTGACGAGTCCGGCAGGGTTTCCAGCATCAAGGCCGACCTGCCGGAAGCGAAGAAGCATGTCGTCGATTGGTCTGGATTCACCGAGGCCGATTTCACTGCCGCCGGGTCGAGTGATGCCGTGCCTTTCAACGCCGAGCTCTGGGCCATCTGGATCGAAGACCGCCGCGAGGTGCTCTACGCCGTGGCCAACAAGATCATCGCCATGATCCTGGCGCACGAAGAAGCGAAGGTCGACACCGCAAAAAACTGACCGCCTATCTCGATGCCGCCGCTGGCATCGAGTACGACGGCGAAAAACTGCCCGATCTCAGCGACGAAGAGGCCATGGCCTTCAAGGTCATCAATCTGCTGAAGACCGGCACCGGCGGCATCAACTGGGCCGGCCTGCCCCTGGTGGCTGGCTGGCTCGGCATCACCGACCTCGACGGCCTGCTTGATCGCATCGCCACCATCGTCCTCTACAAGCCTTCAACGGAAACCTGACATGCCGATTGCCAAACTGTCGATCGATCTCGAGGCGCGCCTGGCGAGTTTCGAGAAAGACATGAAGACTATGGCCAGCCTTTCCGAAGGCGCGGCCAGCAAGATCAAGTCCGCCTTCACCGGTGTCGGAATCGTCCTCACCGGCATGGCCGGCGCGCTTTCCGTCGGCGCACTCAAGGGTGTGTTCGATAGCTATGTCGAAGGCGCCGCCAGGCTCGATGACTTCGGCGAAATCGTCGGCAGCACCACCGAGAAGGTGTCCGGGCTGGTTGCGGTGGCCAAGGTCAGCGGTACCGACATTGGCTCACTTGAAAGCGCGATGGTCAAGCTGGCCAAGTCGACCGCGCTGGTCGGCGACGAGGCGAGTGACTCCGGCGCCGCATTCAAGGCCCTGCGCCTCGACCCCGCCGAAATGCGCCTGCTCGATACGTCAGATCAGCTCAAGCTGCTGGCCGATCGCCTCGCCGAATACGAAGACGGCGCCGGCAAGACGGCCATCGCCACCCAGCTGCTCGGAAAATCCGGCGCGCAACTGCTGCCCTACCTGAAAGACCTTGCCGCCAGCGGCGATCTGGTCGTCAAGGTTACCAGCGAGCAGGCCGCCACCGCCGAAGAATACGAAAAGAACCTCAAGCGCCTGGCGCTGGCGCAGTCCGCCGTCGCCAAGACCATCAGCGCCGAAGTGCTGCCAATCGCCAATACCTTCGTCAAGACGATGGTCGACATGATCAACGGCACCGAAGGCGTGCGCGGCGCGGCCAAGGATCTGGCAGCCGACGGCAGCATTCAGTCCTGGGCCGAAGGCGCCGCCCGCGCCGCTGCTTTTGTGATCGACGCTTTTGATGGCGTGATCCGCATTACGCAGGTGGTCGGCAAAGGGTTGGGCGCGCTCGGTGCGCAAGCCGCTGCCGTCATGTCCGGCAATTTCGGCCAGGTCTCCGAAATCGAAAAGATGTACCAGGTCGACCGCGAAGCCATCCTTTCGCGCAAGCTGTTTTCCACGGCGCTGGATGAAAACATCGCCAAGCTCAAAAGCACCGGCGCTGCTGCGGTCGACACCAAAAAGAAGCTCAATTTCACCGGTGGCGCCTCGGCCAAGGCCAGTGGCAAGGGCCGCGCCGCAAAAGACGGCAACGCCAATTTTTCCGATTACGACCTGCAACTGACCCAGAAGATCGCCTCGGCGATTGAAAAGACCGACATCGTCAAGGCCGCCGAACTGGTGCGCCAGTTGCAGAAGCTGGACGAACTGGCCGCCGCCGGCCTCGACCCGGCCATCGTCCAGGCCGTGCGCGACGATCTCAGCGGCGCCGCCAAAGCCGCCGCCGACGAACTCGCCCGCCTTAACAAGCTGCTCGACGACACCTCGACCGCCAAGCTCGAAGCCGTGCGCGATGACATGCAGTTCATGACTGCCGCGCTCGAAAAAGGCCGCATCAGCGAAGAGCAATACCTCGAAGCCGTCGTCGCCCGCCTCGACAAGGTCTCCGAAAAGACAAAAGAAGCGACTGGCGAGATGGATGAATTCACTAAAAGCGCCGTCAAAAATATTGAAAACACACTTGCCGATTTTCTCTACGATCCTTTTTCCGAAGGGGTCGACGGCATGGCGAAGAAGTGGGGGCAGGCGTTGCAGCGCATGGCCGCCGATGCCAGTGCTGCCAAGCTTGGCAACCTCATGTTCGGCGACATGGGCAAGACCGGCGAAGTCGGGGGCTGGGTCGGCTCAGCATTAGGCGTGCTGAAAGACATCCT